TTCGCCCATCTCGACATCGATAGTCGCGGCAAGGCCCTTGGCCTCCGCAGCGACTGACTGGATGAACTGAATGAACACGGCGGACGCCTCTTTATAGGGCATCGCCATGACCACTTTTCTAATATCGTCGACGCCATTGGCATCGATATCGGGCCACTCGCCTGGCCCCGGATGGATATCATTGCCGTCCGGTCCGACGCGGGTGCCCTTGAGTTTCATGCCACCCGGAAAATTCGCGAACATTCCGGCATCGAGAATAACGCGCCACGCCGCGGTGAGTGCGCGGGTATGACCGCCGAGCAGGTGCATGTGCCCGAGACAGAGGAAATCCAACGCCGGCACCATGCCATAGTGGACATAGCGCATGCGGCGGCGGAACTCTTTGTCGCCACGGCGCCAACCGCGCCGCACGGCGAGCACGCGGCGTGTCTGCTTCTCCAGGGTGACCACCACCGGCACCGGGAAATCGTCGGGCGTGCCGCGAATGTTGTACTCGGCGAGATCGAGTTCGGTGGTGCACTCGAAGATATCGTACTGCGCGTCCTGCGGTCGCCAGCCACCGAGCCCGCTGCCGGTGCCCATCAGCTCCTGTTTCTTGCGGGTGGCGGGATCGGTTTGCGGGATAGAGCTGGGCAGGTCGACGTCCAGCCAGTCACTGAACATCTGCATCCGTCGCAAGACGGATTTCGTGAGACGGCTGCGGTGGGTGATGCGGATCGCGGTCTCCAGATCGACCGCGTCCTCTGAGACGATGAGATCCTCGACCGCGATGGTCTCCGACACCGGCCGGTGTCTGAGGGGATGCTGGTAGATCTTCTTGAACATATTGCCGGAGAAGAACAAACCAAACAGGCCGCGGTCGGTGTCGGGATAGTATTCGCGCGCGCCGACCGTCAGGTAGGCGTTCATGTCGTCTTCCAGCGCGCGCGCCAGGTCGTCCAAATTGGCGTCGCTGTCGCCGCGGATCATGACTTTGACCGGCCCCTGCGCCGGCAGCAGCTCGGCGCGCGCAGCGCCCTGGCTTTTGACCACGGCTTCCAGCAACAGCGGATGGGTGACGCGGGAAATCGACCCCTTGCCGCGCTGCCCGGTGGCCGGGGTTTCGTCCTTCAGCCCGAGCAGCTCCAGGCTCTTGTTGAAGATGTTGGTGAACTGGCTGCGCGAGCCTTCATCGATCTCGATGCCGTCGCCGATGTCGTAGCCGATCGCGGCGAGATCGCCGTCATCCATTTTCTCGGCGAGGTTCTCGTCGAACGTCTTGGGGTCGTTGTCGGGCCTGGATCGCCGAATTGATGGCGACGAGATGGTGACGCCGCCATCGTCATCGATCGAGACGGTATGGGCGCTGGAGATGGGGACGATGTTGAATCCGGAGGTAGCGGCGCCTGCGGAGGCGCCGTCGCGACTCGTCTGATCGGGCGGGTTGAGGGTATCGGCGCCTGGGTCGCCGAGACGATAGGTGCGGCTAGACGCCGCGTCCGACACTCACCAGCTTCATGATTGCGTACCTTCTGGTATTGCCTCGCTTTGCTCGGCAGCCGGCAGCCTCGGTACCTTCACGGGTTGCTTGAGCTGCACGTCCCATTGCTCACTGATCGCCGACAGCGAAGCGGCCAGGGCTTCGATGCTGCCTTCCGAGAACGTCTGCAGCTCGACCAGCACGCGGTGCAGTTCTTTGCCGGCCATCAGTTCGCTCGGCATCGGTCGGGCGCGGGCCTGCACGCCGCGCCACACGGCGATGGCGCTGGTGAGGATACCTTGCTGGCGGTAGTCCAGCTCGTTGACGTCGCCGCTTTTGACCGCAGCGAGCAGCGCCGCGATGCTGACTTCTTCGGCATTCTGACTGCCTGGCGGCGGTGGCGTGAGGGGCTGGACCATGCGCGGCATGTTGGTGAACACCATGGTCAGATTGCTGCGAGCGAAGCGAGCAATAAAGCGGATGTTGCCTCGCTTCGCTCGGCCGCTGCCGGCTTGTTTGGATCTGGCACTGGCGGCGGTGGCGGCGGATCTGTCGGCACCGGCTTGTTGGGATCGTCAGACATGATGCGTTCCCCTCTTGCGCACAATAAACCCTAGACCCAGCAACCCGACGCCGAGCAGTGCCATCGAGGTGGGTTCCGGCGCGGAAACCGTCGTAGCGTTAGCGACCCCCGAAAAACTGGCATCGAACGCGGCGATCGTGGTGCCGTCGAGGTGCAGGCCGGGTGGCGACAGGATGTTGGACATCGAGAGCGTGAAGCTGCCTGGCAGCGTCAGGTCGGCGGCGTTGATCACGTCGGATGACAAGGTCAGCGTGTCGGGTGGCGCTGCGACGTTGATGCTGAGCTGCCCGCCGGTGCTGGTGCCAAACGCGGCATCCGAGAAGGTGCCGGACAATTCGTTGACCGCACCGGCGCCGATGATCGAGAAGCTGCCGGTGTAGTGCTGCACGAAGGCGGCACCGACGGTGAGCGCAGCATCGATCGAGGTGGCTGTCAGGTTCATCGTCGCATCGATCGCGGGCGGCGTGGTGATGCCAAAGAGCTGATCGATCAAGACAGCCGCGTTCACCATGCTGATCGTGGTGACGGTGCCGTTGTCGGTGGCAGCAATGGTGTTGGTCTGTGACGTTTGCCCGAAGCTGATTATTTGTGTCGCGTTGGCAACGGGTATCGCGAGGCAGACGGCAGTCGCGGCGAGCAGAATGGTTTTCATAATGCGCTCCCTGTACCGAGGTTATGCCTCGCTTCGCTCGGCGTATCAGGTTACGCCAGCCACGACAATAATCAAGAAGATGACAGTCGCGCCTAATAATGCCAATTGATGCGACATTTAATAGGGTATTATTTTCGATCGTGTCGAAGCTGATCTAGGATCTGATCCTGACGTGCCTGCTGCGCAGTCACGTCGCTCAAGCGCTTCTGGGTATCGAGCAGCTCGGTGAGGATGCGGTCGACGCGGGTCTGAAGCTGCAGCATGCGCTCGGCAGATTGCTGCACCGGTCCGCTGCCACGCTGTTCCAGCGCGTCAAGCCGCTGGTTGGTCAGGCTTTCCTGTTGCCGCATGGCGCCGATATCGTGGCCAATATTGATCGCATAAACCACGAGACTAATAAGGATCGCCGCTACCGACGCCGGTAAGCCGAACGTCAGCCAGGTCGACCACGCCTTCTGCTGCTCTTCATCCGGCATGGCACCTTATACACTATCAGGAGCGCGCCGCCTTGATCCGCGGCATGTGCTTGACGATCACCTCGGCGATATGCGCCTTCAGCGTTTGCCATGCTTTATGGGTCATCACGAGATGCTCGTATCCCTCGCTGAAACTGGTAACGACAAGTTCGGCGATCTTGCGTGGATCGCGCTTATAACCACCACGGTCCAGAGATTCTTCCAACATCTCGCGCAGCTCATTCCATACCGCGTAGTTTACCTCGACCTCGGGATGCTCGACACTGAACACCAACAACACCTCATGCGAAATGTCGGCAAATATCCGCAGACTCTCAAAGCCAACGTCATCCTCATGCACCGGCATTCCTACCGCCCGTAGCTCTCCGCGATCACCCGATTGCCCTGCAGCTTCCTGGCGACGATGCTGTCTTCGTCTTCGGTACTGAGGGGCTCGCCTTCGGTCGCCAGCTTCGCCAGGCCGATCTGCCGCAGGTAGAGCAACGCCATTGAGACGGTATCCGCCAGGTCGTCGTATTTGCCGCGCGGTACACTGGCCACTTCATCGATCACCGTTCTGGCCCATTTTCGCGCGGGGGCGTACACCAAACCGCCGGCGAACAACGGCTCGGTCGCCATCAATCTGCTGACCTTGTCAGTCCGCTTCGGGTTCCAGAGCCGCACCACCCACTCGCCATCGGTCATCACTCTTCTGATCTCTTGGCTCACGCTGTGCCCCGCGGCGCGATCCTCCACGAGGAGAAGATCCGCTTTCCTGCGCTTGCAGGTGTCGATCACCTTCTGCGCCAGGGCATGCAACTCCAGCCTCGCGCGCCAGGCTTCCACTAACATGATTTTGGCGTTCCCCGCTCGGTCCGAGAACAACCCCCATACCGTGCAAGCGCTCCAATCGTTTTCCTCCTTCGCGGTGTAGGCGGTGTCGAGTGACACCAGTAGATACAGCCAGTCCGGAAACATCATCATGCGCCTGGCATTGCCCTTGGCATCGACGAGCGGCTCGCCGTTCGGACCGTAGGCAGTGACCCACCCCTCACCCGAGCCATCATCCGCCGGCGGCCACAACTGCCACCAGTCCACCTTGATGATGCCGCCGCCTCTGGGAGACGGCATTTGCTGCAACTGACCACTCGCGGCATACGGTCCCAGCTCCTTCTCCAGCCGATCGACCTCCTCGGTGGGGAACCGTTCGGGCCAGAACAGCTCGCCCTCTTCGCTGCGCGGATCGTTCCAGCCGATGCTGGTGCGGCAATGCCGCGTTGGCTCATACCGCATCGGGATGCACAGATGCTCCCACTCGGTCGCCTCGCTCTCCATCAACACGCCGGTGGCGTCATCCTCGTGGGTGCGCTGCTGGATCAACACGATCGCTGACTTGCTGGGATCGTTGAGACGGCTCGGCATCACCTCGCGCAGCCACCTGTTGGTGGCGTTCCTGATGTCGTCGGATTCGACGTTCTGAATGTTGTTAGGGTCATCGATGATGACCCTGTCGCCGCGCTCGCCGGTACCAATGCCGGAGGTGGAGCTGGCCAGCTTCCAGCCAGTGTTACCGTTTTGGAATTTGATTTTGTTTTCGGTAGCGCTGACGGTGTCGCCCCACAGCTCCTGATAGAGCTGGCTCAGCACCACCTGGCTCATGCGCTGATTGTCACGTTCGGTGAGCCCGCTGCTGTAACTTACTGCGACATAGCGCGTGCTCGCCATGCCCATCGGCCCCCACTCCCAGGCCGGCCAAAAGACATTGGTCATCAGCGACTTCATGCTGCCTGGCGCGACGTTGCAGATCAGCCGTTTAATTTTCCCATCGGTGACGGCCTCAAGGTGGATGGCTAACGCTTCCAGCCACCAGCCCTCGCAGAAATCCGCGCGCGGTTCCACAGTGCGCCAGAACATCCGGACAAATGCCATCAATGAGCGCCGGCACGCCTCGCGCAGCACCACCTTGCGCAGATGTCCCGGATCCACCACGGCCGGTAACAGCATTGCCCCCTACCCCTCAGTCAGGTACTGTGTCTGTTGCGCGCTTCGCGCGCAGCTCTTCGATTTGCGAGGATTGGGTAAACTCAGCCGCTTCTTTCCTGACGGGAGTGAAGCGGCTTTCTTTTACCATAGCAACGGACTGACCTTGAACGGTGGCGCGGTGGCACGCTCCGCGCGCGCCAGGGTGATTTCACGGGCGAGGGCTCGCTTCGCTCGCCGCAGATTTTCCTCCTGCGAGTTCGGCCGCGGCGTCCTGGTCAAGGCCGCGCGTTGCTCCCGCGACAGCTTGAACCAGACATTCGCCGCCTGCTTCGGTGTGCTGCCGATGATCCGCGCAATGGTCTTGAAGTCATAGCCGCCACCCCGCAACCGAAGTGTTTCGCGTTTCTGATACGGTGTCAGCATCCGGCTCCTCCACGAAATATTATTGCGCGCAGAAACCCCCTTGCACTCGCTTCGCGAGTGGCCGCAAATAGCCGCAATAAAAACCTCGAATAGGG